TGTAACGCTGCTCGATCAGCCTGTCATAGATGCCAGCGCCCACTCCACCCTCGTCGATGCAGGTCATCTGGGGCTTGTAACGCTCGATAGCATCGATGATATTGCCCACGGAGCGCATCGTATCGTCCCCGGAGTGCCGTTCTATCGCCACGATGTCGCGCCCCTGGCGCACCACGATCACCGTGCTGTCCGAGCCGCTGCGTGCAGGGTCGATCCCCATGATGATGGGCGCTGACGGGTCGTTGTGCGCCTTACGGGCGAACGCCTGCATGACCAGCGTGGGCGAGATGAAGCTGCCCTCATCGTCCAGCGGGAACTGACCATAGACCTCAACCCGCGCCTGGTACGAGTCCTCACCGAACTCAGCGATGATCTGCTCATACATCGCCTTGTCGGTGCCCTCCACGCTCCTCGCGTCGATGTTGTCCGTGGTCCAGAAGTCCCGCTTCTTGCCAAAGCACTCGAAAAAGTACCCCGTGTTGCGCCGGGGGTTGCTGAACGCGAACCAGAACCGATTCGGAGTGTTCTCCGTGAAAAAGCCCCCTGCAACCGACCAGATGCCGTCCGGGATCGACGCCGCCTCGTCAAATATCACGCACATCCCGAGCATGTTGTGCGGCCCAGCGTACCCGTCAGGGTTCTCTGCGGACCACAGTTTGCCCTCTGCGGACCAGTACCGGGTGCCGATCTTGAGGTCACGCTCCACGATCTCGGTCAACCACGCTGCCGGGACCAACTTGGTGGCCGATGGCTCCCACCAGTGCGAGTTTGACGCCATCGTGGACCACTTCATCAACTCGGCCCATGTGACCGACCGTAGTTGGTTCTCGCTGTTGGCGCTGACGATCACGCTGGAGCCGATCCTCGTGGACAGCATCCACAGGATGATCCACCCCACCAGTGCGGACTTCCCAATTCCACGGCCCGAGGCTATCGCAAGCCTCATGGCGGCGAAGTCCACCTTGCCGTGGTTCGATGCCACATGCCGACCAATCTGCACCAGCACCTTCTGCTGCCACTCACGGGGTCCGGTGAAGTGTTCCAGCGGTGTCCCCTGCACACCCCAGGGGAACACGGACATGACGAAGATCAATGGGTTGTTGCAGTACAGGGGTGATGTGATCTGCTCCAGTAGCTCCTGCTCCTGCTGCGGGGTCGATACCAGTGACTTAGCCATCAGGGTGCATCCTCATCGTCAAGGTCAGTGGGTGGTGTGTCATACGGATTGTCCGTCTTGATCGTCGCGTCCACGGGTGGCAGGAGGTTGTTCAGCCTCTCCACCATCGCAATACCCTGTTGCTCCCTGTCCTTCATCAACCCGACCAGCGAGATGCTCTGGTGGCCCGTAACGTCCACCTTGGTCGTGGTCGTGAACCGATCCTTGGCGTTGAACCCCATCATGAGCTTGCGTGCGTCCACCCGCAGCTTGGACCGCGCAACGTCCTCCATCGGGTCGTCCTTGCCATCGGCTATCGGGATAAGGTCGTTGCTGATCAACTCCATCGCCACCTCATGGGAGCGCAGGTACGCACGATACCTCTGCGGGTCGTCCATGATCCACCTCATGAACCGGCCAGCGGACAGGGAGCGGTGATCGCTCTGGAGGAACTTGACGATGCTCGTGCCATCCGCGAGTGCTTCCATCGCTGGGTCGAATATCTTCTCGAACGTGTCCAGCATGTCCTGCTTGCGGAGGAGGGCCAGTTCCAACTGGGATGGGGGCTTGAGTGGAGGGGACGGGTCGGCAGGGGATCAGGGGTCAGTGCCTGTAACCATTGGGGAGTGGTGGTGGGTGCCTGCTGGGTCATACCACGATATTACACGGGTCTGTGCTTCTTGTGGGGCTGATGGGTGGGTGAGTGTAGTTTCGTGTTACGGTGGTTCTGAAAGTCAGATTCAGAAAAAATTGTTCTCGGGTCCTTCCAGCCTCAGCAGCGCAGAGCCAAGGCCCTGCCTACCCCCACCCCTACCCCCCTCGGAAATTCAAGGCAAGCCAGGACGCGGCGGGTCGAGGGGTCGAGGTGCGCCAAGCTGCGGCGAGTCGAGACATCGAGACACACTGACACATATTGTCAATGTGACACTTATTGTCCATGTCATTGTGACACTTATTGTCAATGTGTCTCAAGATACGCAACCTTTAGTATTCATTTATCAATGTTATTAGGTTGGCACGCATGTTGCAATGTTATCCGCGTCTACAACCTGTAACCCTGAAGGAAACCATCATGAACATCACAGCGCACAGAGCAAAGCAAATTGAAGCAACCATCCGCAGATTAAGGAATCACCCAGACTTATGGGGCGATGATGAAGTCAAATCCCTGCGGATTACATCAATCATCACCAAAAGAAAGATCGCGCTGTGCGACTACTACAACAGAACGAGACGGGATTTTGCAGGGGAGCGACTCCTCCAAGTGTATGCATAACAACCTGTAACCCTGAGGGAAACCCATCATGCAAGCCATTCACGTTAAATATCTTCCCTGCACCAACACCAGGGGATCACGCATCAAGGCAACATGCGCCGCAGGATCATTGACCATTGGTTACCCGCATGAACTGAGCGGACAGGTTGTGTACCGCAAAGCAGCCGAAGCACTGGCGCAAAAGCTCGGGTGGACCGGACCTTATTACGGTGATCTTCTCGGTGGCTGTCTGCCTGATGGTAGCTACTGCTTTGTCTTCAATAACATTCATTCGAAGGAATGACCATGAAACCCCGCGTCGCCTATTTCAAGACATCGCAGCATGCGCATGACGCCATGCAACCCTGGATTGACCAAGAATACCCCAACAGATTCCAAGATGCGCGAAGCATCACGCGAATCAAGATTGTGGAGTATGTCAAAGGGTTTGCAATCCAGCTCGGAGACTGTGGACCATATCTCACCATTGAAGACATCTCGAAAGCATCATCATGAAAACCGACATCTTCTATGCAGCATGGAATCAATCTTAAAGGAGAAATGAACCGTGAACGATCTAATCCTGACCGACTATTGGAAAACCCTCATCATTGCGCGCAAGTGGGCACGCATCGCACTGCAAAACAAACGAGGCGGTATGCCCTGGCATGAGGCGGCGGCTAATAGTCATGATGCACTGCGCTACGCCCTGATGATCATCTCCTAACCCACAATCGAAAACACCATCATGAAACACACAATCCACGTTCCCGGTACTCGTTGAACGTTGACGTGCAACATTGAAAACGTGCCAAAGATTCGGACCAAGTTGACTAAGTGCACGGGTAAGCATCGTGCCATCAAGATCAAGACTGCGGATAGTCGCATGTTCCCACTGTATGGCACAGCAATGACCACGGCACGATATGTCAAACGGTACTTCGAGTTAAACAATACGTTGATCCATTCATCCGATTACTTCGAACCCTTGTCCACAAGGCCACAGGAATGGCCCCAGGAGCCTCTATACGAGGAGATTAAGGAGGATCAAGGGGATACCTTGTCCTATGACTTCGGAGCCTCTGAGAACCCTCCAACGTGGCTTACTGCAGGTGTTCCTCCTGAATGGATCAAGGACTGAGCGGAACCGCCGGAACCCGAGAGGGTTCCAGGTTCTGAGAATCGTCCAGTTGGGGCGCGAATTGTGGGCTTTTTAGGTCAATGTTCCCTGGTTACTAATGTTTGTCTTAACTGACGATTCCACACTACCTATTGCACAGGTACATATAAATATTCAATATAAGTAATGTCTAATATATCCCCCATAAAATCCCAGCCCAGTCCCCAGCCACAATAGAAACCTTGCTATCATTTCCAGAGCATCGTGATTTTTATAAACATACCAGCCACACGTAGCTAGCGTGATTCCGTCAGTAAACATCAAAACAATGAGATACAATGTTAATCCCTCAACTACCTAGGATGAACCTCTACTATGAAGACCCGCAAGCAACGCAAGGCAGATGAATTCTTTGGTGTGAATGACCCAGGTAAGGTCATTGTTCACAAAGAGCGCATCAAAGGCTTTTGGTTCAATGATGTGACTGGAAACCTGCACCGTACCCATATGATCAAGATCACGCGCAGGGACGGATCGATAGACCGTGGTGATTACCATCACGCCAAGCAAGGGGAAATTCCAAACCACCCCACCACAGGCAAACCACTGTGGATAGCAAAACCCACAACTTACGAGGGGTGGAATGCCATTGTTGACAGGCCACCGGACCATCTCAGGGGATTGCGCATCGACCCCCAGCCGACAGGAACACTGGTCAAAGGTGTGGTGATGGCCAAGGTCAATGGGGCTTCGAGGAGCGCAGCACAGATCGCCTGGAAAGAGCAAACAGGTGAAGACCTGCCCAAGGGAACACGCATCAGGCACAAGGACGGTAACCCGTGGAACAACCACATATCGAACCTGGAACGCGCTGGACTGGGCACAGGCGGGGTTTATCAGGCCGCCACGCGCATCGCAGGCGTCCGGGTAAGCCTGGGTAGCTTCAGGACGCGGGAAGCGGCTGTAGAGGCTGTGAGGGCGTTCCGTGAGAGCGTTGGTGCAGGTCCGGTGAGAGCGTACAAGAGGAAAACCGTTACGACTGCGGCTCAGTCGGCTACTTTGTAGGAGAGATGATCATGCTGGAACTGAATGGACTTACTTTCAGAGTTGACTTTCAAGACGACTTTGATTCTGGCAAACCGTGGGACCAGGGTGACGGTCACGGGCCTGTCAGACAGGCATCCCGTGGGTACGATGGTCACATCATCAAGCGTCCTGGGGAACGTGTCTTGTACGCTGGTGAACGCGGTGAATACTCGTGGGTATATGACTGGCAAGCAGCGTGCAAGCTGGCGCGACAGGACGGGCGGAACGCTGCACCCTATGACGCGCCTGACCGCATCCAGCGTGCAGTTCAAAATGACTTTGACTACCTTCGGAAGTGGTGCGACGGTCAGTGGTCATATGTCGGTGTAACCGTGACACACATCAAGGACGATGGGACTGAAGGGGAGAGTGAATCCGTTTGGGGTGTTGAGACATCGAACGACTACCACATGGACACTGCGAAAGAACTGGCGCAGGGACTGGCGGACACCATCCTTGCAGAACAAGCCCAGGTTCGGGAATGGGCAGAACGGGATGTGGTAACAGCATGAAACAACTTGCACTAGACCTGTCCCTGTGCCTTGCGATTGGTGTCGGGCTTGCGCTGGCACTGATCAAGTGGTGGATTTGATTAAACGTAACTCGTAACCCTCGTAACTTTTGGGGAATTGAAAATGATTGATCTGAACAAGGTAACCGCTTCCTGGATGAAAACTGATGACGGCTGGCTGGTCGCACCTGCGGGATTGACATGGATTGGTGAAGGGAGTCACCTGAAAATTGGTAATGGGTGCCAACTTGGTGATGGGTGCCAACTTGGTGATTGGTGCCAACTTGGTGATTGGTGCCAACTTGGTGATTGGTGCCGACTTGGTGATGAGTGCCAACTTGGTGATGGGTGCCGACTTGGCAATGGGTGCCGACTTGGTGATGGGTGCCGACTTGGCGATGGGTGCCGACTTGGTGATTGGTGCCGACTTGGCAATGAGTGGCAACTTGGTAATGGATGCCGACTTGGTAATGAGTGTCAACTTGGTAATGGGTGCCAACTTGGTGATGGGTGCCGACTTGGTAATGGGTGCCAACTTGGTGATGGGTGCCAACTTGGTGATTGGTGCCGACTTGGTGATGAGTGTCAACTTGGTGATAGGTGCCGACTTGGCGATGGATGCCGACTTGGTAATAACGCATCAGCCCCGGTGGATATCGGATATGCCGATGGTTATCGGAAGTGTGTATGTAATGTCAAAGGCGTTGCGTACATTGGTGCGGGGTGCCGCTGGTTCTGTTTGGCGGATGCACTCGAACACTGGTCAGATAGGGATGACCGTGACATGACCAACTGCCTGATGATGGCTGCAATCCACATTGCAGCGGTTAAAGGCTGGTCACACGAGTAACACCATGGTCCACATCATCACAACAATCCTCGTGGTCCTGATCGTCTTGTCACTGTCCTGACTACCCACCCCTAGACCCAAGAGAAAAGGCCCGCTAAGGGCCTTTCTCGTTGGTCTGTGGGGCATCATCACCCGTGCCTGTCCTTGTCGTACCCATAGACGGGTTTTGGGCGGTAATTCGGATCGGTCTTCTGGTACTCCTCGTATATCTCATTGCGCCGCGCCTGACGCGCTGCAATGACCTGATCGCGCTGGGACTGGAACTGTGAGATAAGGCGAGGGTTGATTGCCCAGGTAACAGTCGCACCCCTGGAACCATCGTCCATACGGGCCACCCATTGGACACGCTCCAGATCAGACATGGCGTCCATGACCGCGCTATCCGCTTCCCACTTGGACATGGTTTGTAACTGCCAGTGGGCACCGCGCTTCAACTCGGGCAGAGTCACGCTGGACTGGTCCGCACGGGTCAGGATGTGGTCCCTGAGCCATGCGTCAAGGGAAGACTCGGACAGGGACACATCGAGGACTTGGCGCATGGTGGGCATGACCGTGGATCGCATGAAGTGGACGGTACGGGCCATCAGGGACTCCGATACCTCAGTCTGCCAGGGTGACTCGATCAGGTGCCATATCAGGCACACACGGGCGCACTGGCCGACTTGCTTGCCGATGGCCTCCTGGTACGCATCAGACGACTGGAGGAGCTTCTCGCGCTTGCGTACCTCCTCAATGTATTCCTGCCATTGTCGGAACACCCGGTAAGCCCCCTCAGACAACGTGTAGTCCGTCGCTGGCAAGGCAGACAGTAGCCTGATAGTCTGTTCCCACTGGTGCGCGCTGGTCAGTTCATCGGGTATCGGGTTGCCGATGCCTGTCCGGGTTGAGTCCAGCCTGACATAGAGGAAACGCTGGAGAAGGCCATCGGTCATCAGTTGCTTGCTGTGCTGCTTGAACACCTTGGGTTGCACGTTCCCATAGATAGCTACTGACAAGTTGTCCACATGGATCGCACCATCGGCCACACGGTCCACCTTGTACGAGGCACCTTCAAACGCTTGCACCCAGGTAGCCCTGGACTCACCCGTCTTGGGGTCTGCCATCTTCTGCATCCATGTGGACATCTCATCCAGATAGCACAGGACACCCCTTGGTTGATCCGCACAGGTCCGGGCCAGCTTCTGAGATGTGATGTCCGTCACTTCCATTTGCAACTGGACCGGGCGCGGGGGGATGGACAACTCCGGGGGCAGGTCATCGAACGTCATGCTGTCGATGCCTCCTAGGGCATCAAGCGATGCCTCTGGGGTGGACTTCGCCGTGTGGTAACGCTTCTTCGCGGCAAGGGCTATGGCTTCCCGTGCCTCCCAGATGCGTATGGCCCTCCCATGTTGTGGCTCTGCCTCCTTCTCAATGGTCTTCAGTATCTGCTTCATGGGTGTTGCGCCGGGGGTCTTCTTGTCCGAGGGTGATCCGATGGTCATGAGCCAGACGATGGGCTTCACAGAGAAGCCATGCGTCAGTTTGAGAGTGGTCCGGTGATCCACCGCTGCACTGACCACCGCCATGCCTGCCCACATGGGGACCGCTGGATCACACCCGACTGATGACCCGACCTCCTCAGCACGCTTCGCCAGGACGGGGGGCAGCAGCCCCAGGTCCAAAGGGATGACCACCTCCGCTGATCGCGGGTCAACGAGGGGCGGCAGGGCATCGG